GTTTTTCAATCTACTAGAAATAGTGTTTTGCCACATATGGATTATAAGCTACAAATGACACATCGTTTTTTGATTGAAGGTGTAGAAGTAGCTCCTATTGGTTTTACTGAGAGACATGAAATAGGTGATAAAATTGAACCCGCTGAAGATATAATTGTTGATTTTGATAGCAAGATTGGATTATCTGGAACTCCTGTGTATTTAGTATATGATGGTTCTATGAAGATAATGCCAGCTTTAGTTGGTATTTTATCACGTATGATGAAAAATGGTAAAGCAGTATTTTGTCCTTTTGTTTCATTCAAGAAGAAAGAAATTTCTCCATACAATCATAATTTAAAAGGAAGTGATCCAATCACGTATACAATGTTACCAATGCCTATTACTGCTAATATGGTTAGAGAGTATTTTGCTGAAAATGGTGACGATTTAACCCCCAATACATCTGACAGATCTATCTTCAATCATATTCCTGATGAAGATTTTGAATCGTTAGGTGTTTATTGTGGATCTTTAAAACGTAACCCTTATCAAAATAAAACAGCTTTCAAAAAATCACCATTATATGATCATGCAAGAGCTATAGTTCCAGAAGTCGAATTGCTTGGAGTTCCTTATTTAAGAGCTCATAAACAAGGAGATACTTGGGTCCATCCTCTTGTAGCTTGTGCTAGACAGATGGCTGGTTGTGGTAGGGTTAAAAATCCTTCTCCTTTTATTGATGCAGCTGATATTGTTGCTGATTATTGTTTGATGCATATTACTGAAGATCTTCAATATGTGACTCCATTAAGTGTCAAACAAACTATAAGAGGAACCACTCATACCAATCCTTTAAATTTAAAAGCTGGTTTTGGATACCCACACTTTCATAGATCAAAAAATGATATAGTGTGTGGTACTCTAGAAGAACCTTATTTTGTTGAATGGTTTGCACAAGAATTGATTGAAGCTTTAAAGAAAATTGATAATGGTGGTTTTGTTATGAATATATCAACAGCCAACATTAAAGATGAAGTTATAAAGCAATCAAAAATAGATGATGGATTAGAACGTATATTCTTTGCTGGAAATACTTTATTCTTGATTTTGTGTAGAATGTATTTAGCTCCTTTTATGGACATATTTATGTCAAAAAGAGATAAGTTATTTGGACAGATTGGGATGAATGCATCTGGAAAAGAATTTCATAAGCGTCTTATGGCAATGTATGAGTCTATATCTATGTTTACTGATATGGAATCATTTTTAGTCGAAATAGGCTGCTTAGATTCAGACTATGCTAAATATGATAAAGTGCTTATTTTTTTAAAATATGCGATTTATGTTTTATGGAAGATAGTGCAAGCCACTCCTTTTTATCAACAACATCCTGTTGAAATGAAAAGAATGTGGTCTATACTTTGTTCATTGCAACAATATATTGTTGTGATTGATAACGAAGTGTTTATCTTTGATTCAAAACTT